GGGTTCATCTTTCGTCATGTGCAGAGCATGGGTCTTTCCGCCGATTTGACCAATGCGACTCGTTGTCCCGCTCGCAGCGTCATCGTCAAAACGCTCAATGCTCAGATGCAGCCGTTCGATCCCAACGCACGCCCCGAAGGCGATGTGGAGGTAGTTTCAAACGTGTTTTCTGGGTTGTCGGCCAGTCTGTTCGTGGGGCCTTACGAGCTTGTCTCGGGTCGGGATTTCATCGTCGGAGGTGCCGTAGGGGCGACCGCGACTGCCATTGCCGACGCTATCGACAACTTGCCTGGGTATGATGGAACTGCGGTTGGTGCCGTTGTCACAGTGGAAGGCCCACGAGGCCAACTCGGATTGCCTTTCACGGCCGCGTACCGAGGTGGGGAACGCAACTTCGATTTCACTTATCTCGATTCTACGCAGGACGGGGCTCTTGGCTACACACCTGACGTGAACCCAGAGGAGCCACCCACCATCATCCCGCCTGCTTCGCTCCAAGGGAGCCCACCCTAACTAAGAAGGTTGCATGAGTGCAGCGACGAAATTGACCCGAGAGGAGACCATCGCCCTCATCCCGACTGACGCCAAGCGCGTCAAGGTTACGGATGAACTGGGCGCTCTCCGTTGGCGTGACATCGAGAATGGCCTCGACGCGATTCTTGATGGCGATGAGATCATGTTGCTTCGTGGTGATCCCATCACCATGAAAAACAAGCCAGGTCGTCGCAAGAAGGCTGTCGCCGCTCCAGGTATGGGTGCCCCCGCCCCCGTCAGCCACGTCGCCGCTCAGGTCAAAGCTGCAAAGTCCGCACACATCAAGCGAGACTCCCTGTTCAAGTCCGTCTCTCAGAGCGTCGATTCCGAGGATGTCCTGCATTACGCCATGATGGCGTTCGCCGAGGAGTCCGCATCGCTTGGGTTTGAGCGCACCGAAGCTGAGCGCAAGGGTTCGGAGACGAGCCAGCTTTCCATTCGTCGTATCGGTGCCATCAAGGCCCTCGTTGATTCCTGGCTCAAGCGGAAGGACCAGCTTGCCGGGAAGATGATCGATCTGGACAGCCCGGCGTTCGCCTCGTTGTTCGCTTTCATGGTGGAGACTTTCCGAGAGGCCATGCTCAAAGGTGGAGTTCCACCAGATCAGGCTGAAACCATTTTCGTCGCGCTGTCTGAGAGGATGGCGGATGACACTTGGGAGCAAGAAGCACGCAATCGCATGAAGGGGGCGTGAGATGGCGAAGGGCGTAGGAAACCTAGCCAGGATTGCTCTCAATGCGGGTCGGCTCAAGACGGACTCCGGTGAACGTGAAGTCGTAGACATCATCACGTTCATCGAGGCCGAATGGGGCCTCAAGATGACCTTGTACCCCATTCAGAAGATCATTCTGAAGGCGCACTACGGCATCGCCCTCGACGACAATCCTCTCAACAAGTTCTCCATCTCGGATTGGAAAGGGGAAAACGAGCAGTGGTTCACCGAGGCTGAGTACCTTGCGTGGATCTATTCTCAAGGACGCTCCAACATCAAGGAGGTCATCCCCGGTCAAGAGCGCAAGACGATGATTCTCAGCATCGGAAGGCGATCTGGGAAATGCGTTACCGGCGGAACCCTGGTTTTGACCGACAGTGGGGTCCAACGCATTGAAGATCTTGGAGATGCGGATGGGCCAGAAATGCAACCCCTCAAGATCGGGGTCGCTCAAGAAGCGGGTGGTCGGTCGGAATCCGCGTATTTTTACAATGGGGGCGTAAAGGCCACCGTAGGCTACGAGACCCGCTGCGGTTACAAATTGGAAGGAACCCCCAACCACCGTGTCCGAGTGATGGGTGAGGATGGTACGATCCAGTGGAGGTACTTAGGAGACCTTCAGGAAGGGGATCAAATCGGCATCCACCGCACCACTGAGATGTGGGCCTCTGAGTATGTAGATGTCACAGGTTTGATCAATGATCGAGGGCGGAAAGACATCCAGTTCCCTGAGCGACTGACGGAGCAATGGGGATTGTTGCTGGGTGCTCTCGTTGGAGATGGTGGATGGACGAACCGAATGTCGGTATCCATGACGATCGAGCACCATGAAACGTGGATGCAGATGTTCGGGCTGTTTACGGAGCTTCTGGGAGAGCCCCCCTCTGTGACTCCAGACCAACGCACGGCCCACACCGGAGCATTACGTGTTCACAGTGTTGCGTGGAGGGAATTTTTACACGAACTCGGTTTCAATTGGGACGCCGGACGTTACGACAAATCGATCCCTTGGAGTATTCTCAAATCCCCCAAGTCGGTGGTTTGTGCTTTCCTGAAGGGGTTGTTTGAAACGGACGGCGGGGTGGAGAGCGGAGGCCAGACCGTTTCGTTTTGTACCGCAAGCGGAAGGTTGGCTAGAGAAGTCCAGGTTCTTCTCACCAACATGGGCATCGTTAGTCGTATCAAGCCTAGATGGAACACGACAACCGAGCGGCACTACTATCATTTGAATGTCCGTGGGTTACGGTCGCGCCAAGCGTTTGCGGATCAGATTGGATTTCTGAGTCAGAAGAAGATGGAGCCTTTGTTGGCTTCACTGGCGGCAGCCGGGAAAGAAGGCGGCGATACCGAAAGCATCCCTCACCAGAAAGCCTGGGTTCGCAAGTTGCTTCACAGTGTTCCGAAGGCCAATCCGGGTCAGGGGTGGTCCCGTTCGACACTCAGAGAAGCCCTGGGGAATGCCTGCAAACCTTCTTCAGAGGAAAACATCACGTACCCGCGACTTCAAAAAGCTCTCCGAGTGGCGGTGGAGACCGGGGCTGATGTGGAAGTCATAAAACATTTTGAGACCCTCCAAGATGCTGACTATTTTTTCGATCCTGTGGTCGAGATGTGGGAAGGCGAGGAGCGTGTGTTTGATCTTAACGTCCCCGAAGGTGCGAGTTTCGTCGCCAATGGGATGACGAACCACAACACTACGATTTCTGCCTGCATCGCTGCCTACGAGACCTACAAGCTCATCAACAAGGGGTTCCCGCAGCATTATTACGGGTTCACTCCCAACTCGATGATCCAACTCATCTCGGTGGCGACGGGCAAGGACCAGGCGGGGCTTCTCTACCAGGAAGTTTCCGGCCACTTTGCCAAATGCTCGTTCTTCAAGCGGTACACCGCCAACCACACGATGTCCTACGCGCGGTTCCAAACACCCAAGGACATCGAAGATTTTGGCCCCTACCACGAGAACCCCAAGGCGCGCGCATCCATCAAGGTGACGTTCGCTGCCTGTAACGCCAAGGGTCTTCGTGGTGCCGGTAACATCGTCATCATTCTCGACGAGGTGGCCCACTTCATCGAGCAAGGCGGGTCTTCGGCCGATCAGGTCTACGACGCGGTGTCTCCGTCTTCTGCGACTTTTACGCCCAAGGACGAGTACGGACGCCCGGTTGAGGGGAAGGACACCCAGTCCGACGGCCGGATCATCCTGATCTCATCGCCCCTGGGCAAGCAAGGGCTGTTCTACAAGTTGTTTGAGCTTGGAAAATCCGGCGGAGACGCTGGGGACAACATGCTCTGCATCCAAGCTCCGACTTGGGAAGTCAACCCCTACGTTCCCGCCGGGGTCTTCAAAGAGAAGTACGCTCAAGACGCCAACGTGTTCTTCACCGAGTTTGGTGGGGAGTTCACCGACAGGACGTTGGGTTGGCTCGACAACCCCGATGATCTGTACGCCTGCATCGACCCCAATCTGAAGCCCCGTAGCCGTGGAGATGCCCGTCGTCCCTATTTCGTGGGATTCGACCTTGGTCTCGTGAACGATGCCAGTGCCATCGCTATCGTCCACTTGGATGACCAGCAGCGCATCGTGTTGGACTACATCGCTCAGATCAAAGCCGGTGAGGGTGAGTTCGCGGACAAAGAGCGGCTGGAGTTCGACGACGTAGCCAACTGGATTCATGCGCTGTCGAGGAGATTCTACTTCCATACCGGCATGTTCGATATGTGGAACGCCATCCCGTTGGAGCAAGCTCTTGCCAAGAAGGGCCTCCAGCAGATGAAGGGGGAGCATTTCACGGCTCCGCTGAACTCGATGATTTTCCAGAACCTCAAGTCGATGATCTGGGACAAGAAGCTCGTGTTGTTCGACATCACGGATACCGAGCGACGCAAGCTCCAGGCTGCCGGCAAAGAAGTTCCCGACCATCTCCCGTACCTGGATGAGTTGAAATCTCTCCAGGCCGAGTACAAGTCCAAGTACATCATCAACGTCCAGGCCCCACAGACCGATGGGAAGCACGACGATATGTCGGATGCTTTGGCCCGTGCGGTGTGGCTCGCAAGTCAGAGCATTGGAGCGACCAAGCATTTCGCTGGAACCCGAAACCAAGACCCTAACCAACGGAACGTCTCGGCCAAGACCCGTCGCCGCAACCACCGGCTTCGGCTTCTTGGAGGCTCTGACCCCAAGCGTCAGATTCCAAAAAAGCGGAGTTGGTGAACCGTGGCAAAAGGGATCC